TTCCTAAATCTTTAACACCAGTTTCTGCAAAAGTTCTAGCAATCAATTCCATTCTCATTTGAGATTGTGTTAAAACTTGATTCATACCAGTTGCAGTATCTGTATTAAGTGCATCTGATTGCAAACCTTGTGAAGATTTTGTAACACCTGATCTTGCTTCTCTTACTGAATCTAAATAATTTAATAGTCCTGAAGCTTGTTCTGTAATAGGTTGAGCTGTCATAACTTGCATAACATTTTGTGGTGGTTGTTTAGTTCTTACAATACCACCTGGACGATTTGTTAAAAGATCATCCATAGCTACTTGACCATCTTGAATAGCAATTCTATTATTATTAGTTAGATACATATTATCTAACATCTGTCTCATAACAGTAGATTTAATTAGTTGTATATCTTCAATAAGTTCAGAAACAGATCTACCATAAAATCTGTGAGGCATAATAATTGGAGTCATTGAAACAAAAGGAATTGAATCAATCTCCATCATATCTAATATTTTATAAGATCCATTACCTGCTAAACAGACTTTCATTAATTCTGATTTACCATCACCATTAACATCTAATCTTACATAACATTCATGTACTAATATTTCATCAGAAGAACTATCACCTCTATCTTGTGGTGCAGAGAAATCTGTATCTTGGTATCTTACTTGTCTATCTTCTAAATAATATTCTGAATCACCAGTAGGTAGATCATAAACCATATCTTTATCATAACCCATTTCTACTAATTGAGTTCTAGTCATACTTACTCTATGACAAACGAAGTTAGCAGACTCGATAGATTTAGCTCTACGTTCTATTAAAAATTCTTCAGGTGGAATAGGATCAATTTTAACTTGTCCATATTTTTGTGTCTTATGAATAACGACATCATGAAATGTTACTGTATCAATAACCTTATCATTATTATCTTTAAATTCTTCATCATATTCTTGATGTTCTGATTCTGTAACTTCATCGTCTGCAAGTAACAAATTGTATTCATCATCTGTTAATTTTTTATATTCTTCTCTTGTAGTTTTTTCAGAGTCATCCCAATAAACTTTTAAGATACCATTCTTCTGTACTAAGGCATCTTTGAATGCTGTATACAATGCAGAAAAACCCCTGTTCTCTTTATAGAAAACATGGTTAATATAATCACTAGCTTGTTTAGCTACTTTCTCATCTTCAGGCCCAGCAGGTTCACAATGAAATACATTGTCTCCAGCTGTAAAAATTTTCATTAAAGAAGGCATTAAAGATTCAATCGTATCGGATACGTCTGTACTAACGACTTGAGATCTTCCTTCTTGTTCATTACCAAAAGGTTTACCTAAATAATATTCTAAAGACTTACGTCTACGAGATACTATCTCACCACCAATATAACCTGATGATGCTCTTAGTTCTCTATTTAATATTGCTACAATTTCATTTTCTGTCATACTATATATTTATAATCCACATTTATTGGTCTTTGCCAGTCTGATGTATCAATAGGATCATGTACGCATCCATATCTAAACGCATCTGCTGCGTGTGAACACCAATCGTGCAAAGGTTTATTTTTAAAAACTTGGTTTTTCTCATCCCATTGTTTACGATATTGACGTAATGCATCTAAACCTAATTTACATTTTTCTCTATCAAACCAACAATGTGGTAAAGCATTTCTAACAGATTCTATACCATGATCAACCTCTAATTTAGGAGCAACTTCAAAGTCTATTCCTAAATCGTTAGCAACTTCTAATCTAGATTTTCCTGTTCCCAATTCTCTAGCTTGTATATCATGAGGTGCTATATGTCTTTCATAAGCATAGTTCTTATCTTCTAAGACTTCTGCATAATGAGCTAAAGACTCGCCTGAGTTCTCATAATAATCTATAAGGTGTATTTCTTCACCTACTCTTTGTGCAAACCAAATAGCTGTTGAATCCCCTATACCTAAATCCCACCATGTCTCGACACCTACGTGTTCTTCGACTGGAATACTCCCAATTCTCTTTTCATTATCAGCTTTGGTAACTAATTTTCCATAATAACTACCACTAACAGCAGCAGTAAAAGAACATTCAAACTCTTGGTTATATTGTTCTTCAGTCATTATAGACTGTGCATCTTTTAATTCTTCGTCAGGTACTACATTGGTTTCAGAAGCTCTATACATTTTTGCAAACCAATTCTTTTGTCCTCGTTGTGCAAAATCATATACTTCCCAAAATTGATTATGACCCATTGGTGTTCCAATAAACATAACCCATCCCATTGTATCAGCTACTGCTGGACGTATAATTTCTGTCCAAGTTCTTGGTGCCATGATAGCAAATTCGTCCATCACAACTCCATGATAACCCATACCTCTAAGTGAATCAGGATGATCGGCTCCAAATATTTGTAAAGTAGATCCGTTAAATAATTCTATTTTTAATTCTGTTTCGTTTTTACTACCACCTAAATACATTAGTGGTTTTGTATAAATTTTTAAATATTCCCAAGCAATAGATTTACCTTGTCTATATGTTGGAGCTATAAATGCACACTTCTGATTATTTTTTTTTATAGCTGTTCTAATTAATTCGTTAATCGCTAAGACTGACTTACCAAATCTACGATGACAAACCAGCACATTAAATCTTTTGAGACTGTTATGTACTTCTCTTTGTAAAGGACGAGGTGTATAAGGAATAACTATATCTTTAGTTCCCTCTTTACTCGTCTCCCCACTTAATGTTGATTTTGATTGGGCCATCTGATCCAAGTTTTGTAACTGTCGTAGCTAACTTTGAGTGAACATAAGGTGCAGCTTTCTCGGCTGCCATCATCTTTCTTTCAGGAGATGACATAGGATTATTAAGTACTGCTAATAAGTAATCTAATGGAGAATGATTGTACTTGATTGCTAATTCATCAAGCATCTTCCATTTCTTAGCACAAGTAGATCCTTTTGGTCTACCAGCTCCTTCTCTTTTTCCACCACGTGTTGTCATAATTATAGAAATGTTCTTTTGTCAGGTTTAGCTAAAGTAAATTTATCTCTAAGATCTCTACCTTCTCCAAATTTAGGAGCTTTTGCGTATCTTCTTTTTTTACTTCCAGCAAGATACAGTCCACCTGTAGCTATTGCTGCTAACCCACCAAATTTAATACCTTTTTTTACTAAAGATTTAGCTTTATTCATAAAAGCTCTACTCTTAGAATAAGGTACTAATGATTTTCCTGTCTTAGCCATAATATTACTTTCGTTTTGTTTTCTTAGTTTTCTTTTTCTTCATCTTAGCTTTAACAATTTTCTTTTGTAAAGCCATTGGAAGTCTACTTTGTTTTCCTACTAACATAATACTCCTTAGTATTTCTTTTTCATTTTTTTATTTGTTTTTTTTGCGTACTTTTTTGCAGCACTTTTTCCCTTTTTGCTGTATGCAAACTTCTTTTTTCCTACCATTGGCATTGTTGTCTCCTTTATTTAGTTGTTCTATTAAGTTTTCAAACGATTCGATAATTTTATCGAACCATTTCTGTAACATATTATATAATTACAGCTATAACAAGTACAACTGCCACTGCGATTACGGCTTTTCTGTGATCTCTCCAGTAATGTTCAATCATATGTTTCATATATTCTCCTTATCTTTGCAATAAACCCTGCATCCTAATATCTCGTTGTGATGCCATTCGGTTGTTTGGTTGTCCTCTACCCATTTGGGCCATTTGAGGATTATTTTGAGGCATTTGATCTTGTAACAAACCCCTCTGTCTCTCGACTTCAGGCATAAGCTTAGCTTTGATTATAACCTGTAGTTGTTGAGCCTCATCTTTCGACAAGTTCATTATATCATCTGCTAGTTTTTCTAATCTATTTGCCATTAAATATATCCTGCTTTTTTCAAAGCTTTATAATTAGGATCTGATTTTTTTAATTTAACTAATCTTTGATTTGTTGCTAAATTATAAGCTCCAGAACCTACTGCTAAAGCACCTACTCCAAAAGTACCATACTTAAGTCCTTTTCCAAATCCTTTAGTTAATGGATCTTTTCTAACTTTTCTAACTGCACCTTTAGCTTTAGATCCTAGCTTTGATGCTTTAGTTTTAGTTGAGCTAAGTATTTGATCATATTCAGTTTTTAACTTACCTGACTGCATTTTAGCTTTCAACTTATTAAAAGTTGCTTTTTGTTTAGGATTTAATTTAGGTGATTTTAATATATTTTTTGCTTTAGAAGCAAATTTTGCCCATTGTATCATCTTCCCTGTCCTCTATATCGTTTTTTGTTTGGAACCCTCTTAGAACGGCTCTTTGCGTGTCTGAGAGGCCTTTTCTTAGGGGTTTTCTTATGATAGTTATTAACTCCATATAACCCCTTCTTCTTAGCCATTAGTCATCTAGGATGTCATTAATAAATGACGTACCTATAACT